CAAACTTTGTTGTTTGTTCGCCAGAAGTTGCAAACCTTCTTGAGTTCACTGCTGGATTCCGTGCTTCCATCGGAAACGATTACGGCAACGGTCAAGTCGGAGCAGTCAATGTTGGTTCGTTGAGCAAGAAGTTTGATGTGTATGTTGATCCTTACTTCCCAAGAAACGTAATTCTTGTTGGACGTAAAGGTGGTTCGTTCCTTGAGAGCGGATATGTGTATGCGCCATATGTGCCACTTCAGGTAACTCCAACTATCTTCGGTGTAGAGGACTTCGTACCTCGTAAGGGTGTTATGACCCGTTACGCCAAGAAGATGGTTAGACCTGATATGTATGGTCTTGTTATCTGTACAGATCTTAACGGATAATTCTGCTAAGATTTAAACAAACAAAGAGCCCCGTCATTAATTTGGCGGGGCTTTTTTATTTCTATACTGCTTTAAGTTTACTCCACAACTAATTACTATGATACGATTGCGCCAAGGAGAATGAATGAATGGCTTACCCAACTTTAACACCTTCCTCCACAACTAGTGCCACTAGATTGCCTATAACTGGTTCTGGGGATAATGTCAATAGTAGCGATAACCCGCTTCCATATGGGGTCTATATTGACCATGCTCAAACATCGGCTGCTCTTAGTGCGTTCAAGCAAGGAGCAGTAGATCAGGTTGCTTATGTTTATAAAAAACTTGGTGGAGATGTCTTAGACATAGAGATTACTGAGCATCAAGTCTATGCCGCTTACGAAGAAGCGTGTCTTGAATATTCATACCTTGTAAATGTACATCAGGCAAAGAATGTCTTAGGGACAACCCTGGGATCATCCACTGGCTCTTTCGATAGCGATGGTGAGCTAATTTCTGGACACTCTCTCAGCGGCTCTGATATAGCATTGAGATATCCAAAATTTGATTTTCAACACGCTAAGACAATAGGTAATTCTGTTTCAACAGAAGCTGGCTTGGGTGGAACAAAACCAATTTACTCTGCTTCTTTAGATGCTGTTACAGGGCAACAAGACTACGATTTGCAAAGCATTGTAAGCACTACCTCCACAACAGACACAGCTAGCCCTTTTTATCAAAAGTTAGGTACCTCTGGGGACAAGAGAATAACAGTTAGAAAAGTTTACTATAAAACCCCAATGGCAATGTGGAGATTTTTTGGCTATTATGGTGGGTTAAACACGGTAGGTAATTTATCTTATTATGGTCAATATTCTGATGATTCAACATTTGAGCTTATCCCAACTTGGCAAAACAAATCTCAAGCCATGGCGTTTGAAGATTCGATCTATACAAGAACATCTCACTTTTCATACGAAATCAAAGACAATAAGTTGAGAATATTCCCAGAACCACACACTGGAGGACCAACAAAATATTGGATTGAGTTCACGCTAGAGGAAGATCCATGGGAAGGAGAAGGGGAAAACTCTGATGGTGTCACAGGCGTAAACAATATGAATATGCTGCCATTTGAGAATATACCATATGACAAGATCAACTCTATTGGAAAGCAATGGATTAGAAGATTTGCTCTGGCTCTTTCAAAAGAAATGCTAGGGCTAATTAGATCTAAATTTGCAAACATACCAATACCAAATGAAAATGTAACTCTTAACGGACCCGCTCTTGTTTCAGAGGCGAAAGAAGAACAACAGGCATTGAGAGAAGAATTAAAGACGGTCTTGGATGAAATGACTTATCCAAAACTAGCAGAACAAGATAGTTCTATGAGTGATTCGGCACAAAACATACTGAAGAACATACCACCTTCAGTATTTGTAGGATAATTTAAATGGCAGATAATAAATGGTTACAACCAGATAGCCCTCCTCCTCCCTTGTTTACTGGGGAGAAAGAGAGAAATTTAGTCAAGCAGATCAATGATGAAGTCATAGAGCGCGTCATTGGTCAAACTGTGCTTTATTATCCTATAAGTCTTGATAAAACAAACTTTCACTCTCTTTACGGAGAGGCTATACAAAAGAATTTTTTGCCACCAATACGAGTATATGCTCTAATAGGATGGGAAGGGCAAGAATCCACGAATACTTCGTTGGGAGTCGATAAGAGATCGAGCATCAATATTTATTTCCACAAAAGAAGGCTGACAGAAGATCAGGACCTTTTTATTCGAGAGGGAGATTTTGTTTTATATGGTAAATTCCATTATGAAATTGTGACCTTGAATGAACCAAAAGAATTGTTTGGGCAAGTAGATTATAAATATGAGATTATGGCAACATGCAAGAGGGCAAGAAAGGGAACTTTTAATGCTCTTTAGGAGAATAGCAAATGTCTTCTTATAGAGGCGGCAAAACAAATCAAAATTATACAGGAATTCCCGAAGAAGAAAATCGTCTTATGGACTTGAGCTTCGCGCCATCCACCCTAGAGACGATTGATTATGCAATGTATGATTTTATAAACGATAAATTGTCACTAAGCACAACCACGAATTCTGGATTTGAAAAGATCCCAGTTGTTTGGGCATCTGCGGAAAGATCTTTTCAGGTCAAAAACAACAAAGAATACAGAGACAGCGAGGGAATGATAATCCTTCCTGCGATTACTATTGAAAGAACATCTGTTGTGAAAGACTTAGCAACTAGGGGAGCCTACTATGGAGACATGTTTCCTTTTCAAAGCCAGCCAGAAAAAGGAGGTTCTCTTGTAATTGCAAGAAGAATAAAGCAAGATAAGACTTCTAACTTCGCCAACGCTGATGCAGCAAGAAAAATAAACGGCGCAGCCCCAAAGTTTGTTAGAAGAAAAACATCGAAGGTCGTATACGAAACGGTATCAATACCTGCAATCGTTTACGCATCCATCACATACAGAATTTTGTTAAGATCGGAATACCAACAACAGATGAATGACATGGTTTTGCCATTTATAACAAAACCTGGGACAATCAACTCATTCTTAATTGATCGAGATGGGCATCGCTATGAGGCTTTCGTTCAATCTGATTTTGCACAAAACAACAACGTATCTTCAATGGAAAATGAAGAGAGAAGATTTGAAACCTCCATTGATATCAAGGTCATGGGATATCTTGTCGGAGAAGGTGCAAATCAAGACACGCCAAAGTTTTCAATTAGAGAAAATGCAGTCCAAGTAAGAATTCCCAGAGAACACGTCGTGTTGGATGATCCTCTCGTTACAGGTGGACCTGGAGAAGATAGCAAAAGAAATGTTGGAGTGGACGGCAAGTATAGAGAATAATTTTGGACTTTCATAGAAGCCAACACTATTTATTAAAGAAATAATATCGTCATTTTAAAATTGATAGATGAAAGGAGAATTCAATAATGTCAGCAAAAGATTTTAAATTTGTTTCCCCAGGTGTTCACATTGAGGAAATTGACAATTCACAACTCCCCAGATTGCCAGATGCCATCGGACCACTTGTTGTTGGTAGATCTAGAAGGGGACCAGCCATGCAGCCTGTAAGGGTCGATTCTTTTTCAGAGTTTGTAACCATATTCGGCAACCCTGTTGGTGGTGAAGAAGCCAGTGACCAATGGAGATATGGTGTGCCAACTGCCCCAACCTTTGCTGCATATGCTGCTCAAGCTTGGCTCCGCAACAATTCTCCTCTAACATTCATTAGGCTTCTTGGGGAGGAATCCCCAAATGCAGACGCAACCAGAGCTGCTAAAGCTGGGTGGAAAGTAAAAGACGCCAGCCTTTCAGTTGCAACAGACGCTGTTGGTGGTGAAGCATACGGTCTTTTCCTTTTCAACTCAGAATCGACCACATCGCTGATGGCAAACAACAAAGAATCTGTTGATGGCACATTAGCCGCGATTTTCTACACAACCGAGGGAGTTGTTTCACTGAGTGGCTCTATCCGAGGATTTGATAATGACTTTTCAGGAATCTCAGATCTCAAAGGTTTGGACGGATGTACAGCAACAGGTTCGTGTGCAATGATCTTTGGCTCTGGTTCTGGAGGTGGGAACTGGACAGGACTCACTTTTGACGGGACAAATGCCTCACCAGTGCTGAAAAACAAGACAAACTTTAGCTTTGATAGAACAGCAGCAAATTACATTAGAAAGGTTTTTAACACAAACCCAACAAAGACTAACGCTAGTCTGGTAGATTCGTCTGTCTCTAGCAGAGATACTGTGTTTTTGGGTCAAACTTACGAGAGACACGTAACCAACACAATCACTAGCTCCAATGCTTATGGAATCATGATGAAGCTCGGCAACGCCGCGAGATCTGTTTCTGATGCTGGTGACTTCAAGTTTGCAGCACAGAAAGCTAGAACTGGCTGGTTCTTCTCACAGGACTTAAGAAATACAGCCGCCAACGCTACTGCTGGTCAAACTTCTGACAATCAGTTAGACCCACCATTCAATCCAGAAGACAATACAACTGTCACAAAATTATTCAGATTACATGGGTTAAGCTCTGGAGAAGATTTGCAGAGAAACTATAAAGTCTCTATTGAGGATGTTAAATATTCCAGAAATGATAATACGCCATACGGAACATTCTCGCTTGCAATTAGAAGCATTAGAGATAATGACAATGCGAGAAGATACGTAGAGAGATTTGCTAATCTTAATTTAGATCCAAACTCTGAAAATTACATTGCAAAGCAGATTGGTGATGCCTATAGGGAATTTGATGAAAATAGCAAGAGATTGATTGATTATGGAAGTTACCCAAACAGATCAAAGATTGTTAGAGTTGAAATGAATTCCTTAGTGGACGCCAACCAGCATGATCCAGAATGTCTCCCGTTTGGTACTGAAGGTCCAATGAAGTTCACAGACTTCGAAGTAGTAAGTGTCCTAAATGGGGGAACCGCTGCTAGTGATGATCCCCTAATAGATTTCAACAGTGGGGTCCCATCAGATGGCAAAGAGTTTACTATTACAATCCCAGGAGGATATGGAGCAGACGCAGGAAAGACTTTCACAATCATCTTTAAAAACACCCTTGGATCTCCTACTGCAAATGTAATTCATTTAAAAATAGATGCTAGTAAATCAGTAATGAATAACAATTTGCAAGCTCTTTTTAATGGAAGTCCAGAAGCTGATGCAGTAGTTGTATACGGATCTGGCGTTGCCAATGGGGTAACAAACGGCATTGATTCCATTACAGCCGCTGACGCTAACGATGCAGAAGATACAAAACTTACAGCAGACATAGCTGGGACGCTAGGAAATAGCATTTCAACCGCCAATGGAGCTGGCGGAGCCGCAGTTGATAACGCTACCATTTCCTTCGGATCCTTTACGGGCGGCATTGCTGAGAGCGATCCATCCAACGGAAGAATCACAGCCACTTCGCCAGTTACCGCTGGTTCTGGTAGTAATAGTGTCTTTCAGGCACACACAGGCTCTGGTACCGCTCACGGTGCAGGGGGAGCAACTCAGACAGGAGTTGTTCTTCAGTCCATCTCTAGAGCAGAAGCCTTCGTACCGTTTACAGGGTCTGTAAAATTCCCATCGGTTCCTCTGAGACTAAGCGCTTCAGATGGAGATCTTTCGGATGACACTGAGGCATACTTTGGAGCCTCAACGTCGAGAAGCGGATCTAACTCTGTATTCGAAGAGAGCATTTTTGACTTACTCTATCCATTGCCAAATGGCTTACATAATGTGTATGATAGCGCTGCCAATAATATCAAAACATCTTGGTATTTTACTCTTGACGACTTGGTAGCCAACTATAAGGCTTTGGCTGATAATAGAGATACAGTTTATTACTCTTCTGGATCTAGAGCAGATGGTCGTTCTATCACTGCAATTAGTGGATCATACAAGAAAGTTCTAGACATAGGTTATGACAGATTCACTACTGTATTTTACAATGGGTTTAGTGGATTTGACATTATGGAAAAAGAGCCTTTTAATCAAGAAAGAGCATTGCCACATGGAACAGCAACTGAAAATAGTCATGCTATGTACTATACTGCAAAAAAAGCAGTGGATATGTTTTCAGACCCCGAGTATATCGAGGCTAACATTCTGGTTGCCCCAGGCATTGTAAATGAGGGAATTACAAATCACATGATCTTGACTTGCGAGGAACGAGGGGACGCCTTGGCGGTAATCGATCCACGCGGCGGGTATGTTCCTTCATCTGAAAATGCAAAATCTGAGCAGGATAGAATGACATCTGGAGTAGGTATCGGTTCAGTGTCTCAGCACGTTGTTGAGGTCGGAACAAACATGGAGCTTAGAAACTTGAATTCAAGTTATGGCGCAGTATACTACCCGTGGGTAAGAATCCAAGACCCAACAACAGGCAGATCATTGTGGTCACCACCTACTGTGGCTGCACTAGGAGCCCTGTCTTTCTCTGAAAACGCTTCTGCACTCTGGTTTGCACCAGCAGGATTTAATAGAGGCGGATTGAGCGATGGAGCAGCAGGAATTCCTGTAACAAATGTGAGACAAAGATTGACCTCGGCTGAAAGAGATTTCTTGTATGAAAGAAATGTTAATCCTATTGCTTCTTTCCCAAATGAAGGGATTGTGATTTTCGGTCAAAAGACTCTCCAAGTCACACCTTCTGCTTTGGATAGAATCAATGTAAGAAGATTGATGATATTTGTGAAGAAAGAAATTTCTAGAATCGCCTCAAACTTGTTGTTTGATCAAAACGTGCCATCTACGTGGGCAAGATTTACAGGTCAAGTAGAGCCGTTTTTAACAAACATTAAGAACAACTTTGGTCTCGATGACTTTAGAGTTGTGTTGGATGAGACAACAACAACACCAGACCTTATTGATAGAAACACAATCTATGCAAAGATCTTCTTAAAGCCCACTAGAGCCGTTGAATTCTTCGCGATTGATTTTGTCATCACAAACTCTGGTGCAGGATTCGAAGATTAAAAAAAACTTTAATTACTACTTATATTAAAAGGAATACTAGATAATGGCAATTAACACAGGATCAAGATTTTGGGCTAACATTCAGTCTGAACCAAAGAGAAAATATAGATTTGTTCTTGAGCTAGGCGGTATTGAAGCATGGGTAATCACAAAAGTTGCTAGACCTAGCTTTAATATCACAGAAACAGAGCACACTTTCTACAACCATAAATTTTATTACCCTGGGAAGGTAGAATGGCAAACTGTTTCGTTTAGTTTGGTTGATGCTATCCATCCTGATTCAACAGCTTATTTGATGGGCATATTGGGCGCATGCGGTTACAATGTCCCAACTCCAGATGCTTACGAATCAATTTCCAAAAAGAGAGCGGTAGAAGTACTATCTCAACCAAAAATCAAAGCAAAAAATGCAGATGGTAATGATGTAGAGATCTGGACTTTGATTAACGCTTGGGTTAAGAATGTGAACATGGGAGAATTTGAGTATGCATCTGATGACATGCTTACAATGGATGTTGAGTTGAGATATGATTATGCCTTATTTAATCAAGCCAACGACGCTCAGTTGTCTACTTTGACTCCTGCAAATTCCAAAGTCTCTGTGGGCTACAAGTCGCTAAAGAATAAAGCGCCTTAAAACTTTTTAAATAAAATTATTAACATTAATGCTTCCTCATGGTATATATTATAGGAAGCATTTTTGTTTCTGGCATAAAAGAAATTTAAAAAGAGGATCGTATGACAACAAGAAACAACGAGGATAGGTTTGGCACACCAGAACCAGACACCTCGCCAGCCCCGATTACACAAACCCCACAGCTTGAATTTACCGTTCCAACTCACTTTGTTGATTTGCCTTCCGAAGGCAAGTTCTACCCAGAGGACAGTCCCCTAAGAGGAAAAGAGTCGGTTGAGCTAAGGTACATGACAGCTAAAGACGAAGATATCCTGACTAATAAATCATTAGTTAAAAATGGAACTGTTTTAGATCGCCTATTGCAGAGCCTGCTAGTGGATAAAACATTAAACCCAGAAGATTTTTTAGTTGGAGATAAGTCCGCATTAATCGTTCAAGCTAGAATTAATGGTTACGGATCTGACTATGAGGCAAAGGTTGCTTGTCCAAGCTGTGGAGCCATTGATAATTTTCAGTTTGATTTAGAAGAGGCTTATGAAAAAAAAGAATTAGATTTTGAGCACTTAGATGTCTCAATGTCTTCTCCAAGCACATTCCTTACAACGGTGCCATTTAGCAAAGCGCAAGTAGAAATTAAACTATTAACTGGCAAAGATGAAAAGATTATTGCCAAAACAAATAGGATGAGAGCTAAAAATAAACTTGCAGAGTTATCATTAAGCGAGCAAATGATGTTTTACATTGTATCTGTTAATGGTAATTCGGATCGAGGATATATCAGCTCTTTTATAGAGGCGATGCCAGCGCTGGATGCAAAGCATTTAAGATCTACTTATAAGGAAGTAAACCCTACTGTTGAGCTTAATCAACATTTTGAGTGCAACTCTTGCGGCTACGAGCAAGAATTGGAGGTGCCGTTTACCTCTGAATTTTTTTGGCCTAGATGATGAGTATATCGAAGGTGTTTATGAGCAAATATTTCAATTAAAGCATCATGGCGGGTGGAGTTTTATTGAAGCATACAATCTTCCTATACAAATCCGTCACTGGTTTTTGAAGAGACTTGTGCAGCACTACGAGGAACAGAATCAGGAAATAAAAAAGGCGCAAAGCAAAAGAAGATAAGACCTTGCCTCATTAAGGGGTTTTGGTCTTTTTTTTTATTATTAAAGACTATTTATGAGGTGGAGGTTTATGTAAAATGTCTGAATTAAACGAAAATGAATTAACTGCTATTGAAATTAATCTAAATCCAAAAACGATTGACGAGAGTTATTTATCTGCCCTTGGCGCACAGGTTGAGCTTTTGCTTAAGCACATGTTCGGCTTATCTATGACCCCAGCAAAGATCCGCGGCACAAAGTCGCAGGTCTCCTCTTTCGCAAGAGCGCTTGGCAATGAAAGGCGTTATCTTACATCATTCGAGCGGAACGGGCTTGGTGATCCAAAAACAATGGCAGACCGACACAAATTAGAAAGGGCTGTAACAGCATTTGAAAGAGAGACTGGTATTAAGTGGCCTTTCAAATAGGAATTAATGCATGGCTATTAGCGAAGATGAGTTAAGAGAACAAAATAGGTTGATAGAAAAGCAAGTTGAGCTTCAAGCTAAACTAAGTCGCTTGAGAGGCGAAGATGTATCTAAAACTAGGGAAGCCATGGATACTCTACGCGAACAATCAGCTATGCAAAGAGAGCTAATAGAGATTGCAAATATTAAATTTGGCAGCGATCAAGAGCGTTTAGACTTTTATCAAAGACAAGAAAAATTTTTAGATAAGCAGCTTCAAAACGGAAAGATTAGTTACGAACAGATGCAACAGACAAAAAAACTAATGGATAACATTCATGTCGCACAAGTTCGAGGGGATCAACGAGCACTTGAAGCAGCCCAGAAACGCCTTGAAAAACAAGCTGCAACAACAGAGGAACTCCTTAAATCTTCAAAAGCAGCCGCCACTTTAGCCAACAACATGGCAAAAATTGTTGGCTTTAATGACCAAGCAGTACAACTAGGGAAATCATTTTCAGCAGCAGTAACCTCGCCCATTAAATTTGCAAAAGTATTTGCTGGAGAATTATCCGAACTTCTTTCTCCATCAGGTGTTCTCGGTCAGGTGCTTGCAAATACCGCGCTCTTAGCTGGGGGAATCATGCGGCAAGAAGCTGCATTCACCGCGGCAACTGGGGTATCTAGAGACTACGCAGAGGTTATCGAAGGGTTAAAGAGCGAATTTGGAGAACTAGCTAGTGTTTTAGATTTTTATCCAACGTTTCAAGATCTGCAATTAGGTTTCGTGGGATTCAATGATCTCGCCCAAAAAACTCAAGAAAACATGGCACGAGTTTCACTTGCCTTGAGGGGTGTAGGTGTCGGATCCTCTCTGTCGGCTCAATTGTTGAATGAGTTTACGAAAAACTTAGGCATTGCAGCAGAAGAAGCACCAGATGCACTTTTATCTATAGTCGCAATCGCAGACCAAACTAAGTTTTCATTTCAAGACATAGCTTCTGCGATGTCGTCCACTATTGACCAACTAAGTGTATTCGGACCAAGATCTATACATATATTTGGGAGACTGGCGCAGAGTGCCAAAAACATGGGATTTGAGGTAAGGGAAGGAACCCAGTTCTTACTCCAGATGGTTGACGGTTTTGATACATTTGACTCCGCTGCCTCTAAAGTTGCATCTATTAATGCTTTCTTGGGGGGTTCATTTCTTGACACCTATAGCATGGTTATGGCAGCAGCAGAGGGACCAGAGAGACAATTGGACTTGCTTCAAACAGCGATGGGAAATGCAGGCATAACTGCTGAAAATTTTGGAGACAATTACTTCAGAGCAAAGGGTATTTCTGACGCTTTTGGAGTTTCGGTTGGAAAAATGAAAAAGTTTCTATCAGGAGCAATATCAGAACAAGAACTTTTTACGTCAGATCAAGAGACCATGAACGAGCTTCTTGGCAAAGCTATTGATCCAATGATAAAGCTCAGTAACGCCATTCAAGACATAAGCGCTGTGCTAAGTGAAAGCAAAGAAGCATTTAAAACTCTTTTGACTAGTGTGACAAAGGTTATAGATTTCTTTGCAAATACCACTATCGGTCAAACATTAGCCGTCTCTTATATGTTTTCCACCACACTATTTAATGCAATAGGGATTGCCAGCGGCGCGTTCGGTAAATTTGGTCTGGCTGTTATGGCTATCGGAGCCACTTTTGCGGTGTTATCTGAATTCCATGATTATCTTTTATCAATTGGATTCGCAGCAGAATCTGCCGCCGTAACAGTTGGGATTCTCGGAGGTGCGTTATCTGGGGCAGCTATTGGGGCATCATTCGGAAGTCTTCCAGGAGCGGCAGTGGGTGCTCTTGTTGGCGGCGCTCTCGGTGCAGGCGGTGGCGTAATCGGTTCTAGTATTAATAAAGACGATGCAGTTAACGATGCTGTTGTTCAAAGTCAAGGCGGAAAAATTAAAATCACTCCGATAAATAAGAAAGATGAATTCCACTCTTTATCCAAGCCAGGTGGTGCAATTCAGAGGGCGATGGCAGAGACGACGATAGCGTCTAATCCATCCGCTCAACAGAGTGGTCTATTTAATTCAGCAGAGAAAAGATTAATCATGGATTTTATTGAGGCATCAAAAAGTAATCAATCTCGACCCATAAGAGTTGAGTCAACTGTTACAATGCCGAATGGAAGGGTATTGGCAGAAACTGTTAATGAAGAAAACGATAGGAGGTTTGATCTAATGTCGTATGGTGCTTAGATCTTTTTAATAATGACAACAGGAAAAAAAGCAAATCAACGCGGATATCATTCTTTTACAGAATTCCCTTATAATAACAGCGGCGCAGGTCCTGGGCATGGTACTTTGTTTATTAGAAGGTATGGTGTTAAACCGAATATTGGTTCCATACAATTTCCAGCTTTTATAACTAATTTTCAAGAAACCTTTAATTCAGCATGGGAAAGAGAGACCGTTTTTGGAAGATCAGACCCGATGCAATTTTATGGCGGGACTCAAAGAGTTATAAATTTGCAATTTAAATTAGTGGCAGGGTCGGTAGAAATTGCACGTCAACAATTAAACCTATTAGATACTTTTATGAAGTATTTGTACCCAAATTATCAAAACAATGCTTACAGCGCAGCTCCTTTAATTGGGGTAAAGTATGAAAATTTAATCAAGGAAGGCGAAAATTTTCTAGTAGGAACTGTGGGCACTTTTTCTTTTACGCCAAACTTTGAAGAGGGAGTTTTCTCTCCTAGATCTTTCCCTCAATCACAGTTAGCATCAGCCCTTGCTCCGCCTCCTTATCCATCCGCAGATGCACTGGAAATATATCCAAAAATTATTGATTTAAGTTTTGATTTTTATCCATTACACAGGCAAACTTTAGGATGGCGCGGATCTAAATTTCTTGGAGAAGATTTCCACCCTATAGAAATGACCGATGCGGAGCTAAACAACGTTGTCGCCGCGGCAGAACTTCAATTTAATAAAAATCTTGAAGCTAAAAAAGCTGAGTTAGACATCAATTCAGATGAGCTTGAATTAAAAAACATAGATGCAGAACTTGCGAAAGAGATTGAAAAACAAAAAAAAGACGAAGCTCCAGGCAAACCAAAATCTAATATGGTGGACAATGTTTCGCTTGCACTCCAAGCTGGCATCACCGAGACTCAAAGCGAGATTGACGCACTGAAAGCAAAAACTCTTGAGAAAGGACAAAGCAGCCCTGATGATATCAAACAAATGAAACAACTGGAAAAAACATTGCTCATGAAGAAAAAGGCATTAGCGGGACTTTAATAAAGGAAACTAAGAAATGACATCAAGGTATGATAATAGACCAAGATTTATAAATAATGATGACATGTATTACAATGTGTTGAGAAATAGAAACGTAAAGAGCATACAACAGTACAACACGGGAATTTTAAAATATCCAAACAAAGAACAGATGGCTAACCTTTCTGTTATTAACCATGCTTGGTCCAGAGGTGATAATTATACTAAACTAGCACATGATCATTATGATGATGTATCGCTGTGGTGGGTGATCGCACACTTTAATCAAAAACCACTTCAGTCTGAAATAAGATATGGGGATGTTATATATATTCCAAAGCCTTTGGAATTAGTTTTAAATTACTACGGAGTATAGAAGTTGAGTTTAGAAAACATAGCACGAGCAACCCTTGCGGGTCAAAACGCACCAGCAGTATTGCATGCCTCTGAACAAGCATTCTTAAACCAAAATATATTGAGAATCAGAGACTATGTTATGGGAGACCCCACCAGCGGCGGCGGCGGCGGATTGGGTATAAGAGATTTTTTTGCTATTGGATATGGCACTACAACCCGCCCCGAGGAACTGAGGGGTCCTGTTTGTTTAGAATCAGAAGACCCAGCCCGAACCGTATCTGAAATGAATAAGTTTGATGATAACCGAGTTTTTAGTTTTTTGAACATAGACAACTTGGAACTCGCCGCTCTCCAACCAAAAGTAGAATTAAGAAAAATAGTATACGATATTAACAATGTTGCATCAGAACAAAATGTAGAGGTATACGAGGGCGTTATTCCGTTTAAAAGAAGTTCTATGGGAGCCATAGGAAACATTACTGAACCCCGCCCTCAAAGAGCGGACGATGTTCAAATATACAATGTTGAATTTGACCTGAAGAACCAAAACCCTCTGGGAGCTGGGCGAATCGTTGGAGTAAGATTAGATCTGTTAATGTCGAAGGGGGAATCTTTAACTAAAACAAGGAGCTTAATTAATGGAACAAGGCAATCTGCAAGTTCTATTGCTGACTCGGAGTTAAAAAGTTTTAAATTTACTGATCTTTTTAGAGCATCTTATGCGTTTGATGCTAAAAGATATGACAGAAAAGAATATCAAATTAGAATGAATATAGGTTGGAAATATCCTGAAACCTTAACTGATGTAATTAATAACTTAGGGGGTGGACTCACGGGCGTTGACCGAAGTACCTTGTCTTCACAAGAAATATCTTTAAATCTACAATTAGTAAATTATGATATTTCATTTAGACAGGATGGGAAATTAATATTAAGTCTCGATTACATGTCGATCATTGAGGATATTTACGAAGACGAACAAACCAACATATTTGGAGGCGGTTTTGGCTTTGGAACGGATGAAAACAATACAGCAGAAATAATTAATCTGGCGAGTAGGTTGAAAAAAGCGAATCAACAAATCCAACAGGCTAAGGTAGACAGACAGGAGCTTCAAGAACAACTAGACGCCATAAGCACCACATCCGTTGGGACCCCCGCGAATCAAGCGACTCTTCGAAAAAAGATCCAAGCAATCGATGCAGCAATTGCAGATGCAAATGCACGGAAAGCACCGATAGAATCTGATTTAAATGCTGCTACCTCTGGCAGGGCATCTGCAAGAAGACAAGCGCAAAACAACGTCTTGGTATATTCTAGACTTTTAAAAAAGATATATGAAAGGCGTAGGATGTTCTCATTTAGTATACCAAAAATTAAATTAGCACAGTATTCAGAAGAATTTCAAAAGAATTTATTGGCAGCCGATCCTTCTTTATTTATCGACAATCTTGTTTCATTGCGAGGAACTTCTGTTGGAATATTTGACTCTCTAGCTGCTCCCCCTGGCACGGCTACCACATCGTTTTTTAGATCTCGCGGCGGAAGAACAGTTTCTTTTGCAGGATCACTTTCAGATCAGGTCAACTTATTACCAGAGGTAAGCAGCAGACCTGATTCTGAATCTAGAATTAAAGCTGTTACTAACTTAAACGGGAATAGCTTTTCTAAAGCCTTTAGAAATGTGGAGGCGAGAACAAATCAGTTAATTTTTGATGATACAAGGGGTTTCCCCGCATCCACCCATAGACCCGATGCGGTTGTTTCAAATCCAGACATGCATACATTTTATTTTATGTTTTATGGTGATTTAATTTCGGCAGCCATGGGATTGGACCAATCATATGTTGTAGGCAATATGGTAAATGAGAGAATAGGAATTATATTAAATTCTGTTTTTTACACCAAGCATTATAATATACCCGCTCTCGCTAGACCTACCAGAATGAGCCTCGCTGCCATCGCACATACATTGCCAGAGGATATTAACATAAATCTTGCTTACGTTCCTATAACCTTGGAAAATTATTTTAATTTCTTTAAATCTGAAGTTATTGATAAAAAAAGAACAAAATACCCGATTGGAGAATTTATAAAAGATACTTTAACAAAACTTGTCGCCCCCGCTTTAAATTTAAAATACTTCGGACAAGAGCCCGCGGATAAGCTTGTAATAAAAGCTAATACTGTAGACGTATCACGAAAAAATGTTGGATCATCACTGGACGCCTCGTTTAATCCTATATTGACAATAATAAATAATAATCGAGGACCGCTGTATGGAACTATTGGTCCGTATATTTCAGTAGACAGTATAACCCATCCAATAGTTGAAGATCTTTTTGTAAATTCAAAAAGAAATATGCATAGATTGACCAAGCGAGAAAGATTTACTTACTTGAACTGTTACGGCAGCACATCGACATCTTTAGATTCTATTGCTCTTCGAGACAGCTATAGAGGAGACTATGATGAAGATTTGAGGAGGGGTATTTATCATTTGACACCATCAGCAGATAGCGGATTGTTGAAGGATATAAAATTTTCAAAAAGAGCAATGAAGTATTTAGCTGAAGCAAGCGTTTTTGACTCGATGCAAGATGAAGATTCTAGATATACAAGGCTATGGAATGTTTTTGATATTGAAGTGGTAATGGTCGGAAACAATCTTTTTAAGCCAGGATCTCTCCTATATATAGATACGTCAACCACAGGGCTTGGCAACCCCTCCTCCGTCTCAAGCGTCTCTAGATTTCTAGGGCTGGGTGGCTACTATTTAGTAACCTCTGTTTCGAATAGCGTCGTTAGTTCTGGAAAGGGAAAGTGGGAAACAAGAGTGAAAGCGATCTGGCAATCCTCTGGGAGAAACTTTACATGAGCTATAAGATAAATGATCAAACGCTTCCCCCAAACGAGAGACAGAGCGCTCGCGTAGCATTTGAAAATCACAAAGTATACGATAAAGCAATTAGTAATCCACAGTTAGCAGAAGCATATGATTTTTCAAAGCTTGAGAATGGACTATACACAAAGACTGATTTAAAAAGAGATTTTGTGCAACCCAAAAAAAATAGACTTCAACTTGTAACTGAAAATAAACAAAAACAAATTTTTCTTATTGATTTTGTTGCAGACGCATTTCAAGATTTTAGAGTATTTCTAAAAAATAAAAAATTTAAAAAATTAGCTGATGACCCAATAATAAAAAAAGACTGGAAAGCAGAGATTGGACATGAAGATATCGATATATTCTTGGACAAAAGGATGAACGATGTTTATCAGTCATTTGCATCAAATTACTTAATTCCTTCTGGCAAAGACAAGGAGATAAAAAACTTTGATGATTTTTTAAAAGTTTTTATGAATGACTATTATAGGAAAATGCAATCCCCTTTAACAAAAACAGGGTTTATCCAATCATCTCGTGTGGGTCCACATTTTTCAGGCTTGTGCGTTCAAGTAAGTGTTGAGGATTCAAAAGGGTACAGCAATAAATATAATAAATTTGTAAATAGCAAAAACTTTGAAACCTTTTCGCTTGCAGCTGCACAATTTGGATTTATGCTTGATTATCATGTTCCGTGGAGACTGATAGCTAATTTAAATTCTCCAAAATTATATCCATATATTTTGGATAGAGTTCAAATTATAAACCCAAATGCTACAACTCAAGGGACTTTTGGTAATGCCGCTGCTGATCATTTTCATACATACAACCTCGATGAAAACTTAAACGGCTATACAAGCGATGTGCAATACGATGGGCAAGTAAATGTGCCCAACCATATTCACGAAATAAAAAATGGTCAACTAATGCAATCACAACATTTTATAAAAGGAACTGGAGGCATCCTTTTCTCCGATGACCCCCAATATAGAAACACTGCACATATACATAATTTATCCCTTGCTGACAACAGCTTTTTAAAAGTAAGCGATGTTTATGATGTATATTTTTATAGAACATCTTATATTGATATAGAGACTTTAAAATATTATCTTATTGATATGTACAACACTTTTGTTTCAAGCAACCCAGCCACGGTAGTATCTAGCGTGTGCATGAATGGAAATTTTGTAACAATTATGCATGGGCAAAAGAATAATATTAGTACGGTAACAAGAGATTTTGTTGATTACAAAACAGTATCTGAAATGTATAATGATGTTTTTTGGTATAAGTTATACTTTAATATAAGATTAAAAGAGGTAGGGGCAAAAATTTCCAATGCACATGTTACATCCGCAATCAAAAAAATGGAGGATTATTATTTTTCTGTTGACAACCTTAGAGCGATGAGGTACATTAACGATTACCTTAAACAATATTACTAAAGGTCAGCATTGTTATTCCAAGCCCTAGACGAAAAAGAAAAGTGCGTCGGCATCTACGCTGACGGAGAAATTCACAAAGACCTACCACAACAAATTACACGCACATGGAAGTATTCATCTTTCCTTAAGGATTTCGAGGTGGAATACGCCAATATCCTTTGCCAAGGAAAATCATTGGGCGAAGTCTGCCCTGATGAACTTAGGGGAGATTACGACCGTATCTGGTCAAAACTTAAGGCATTCTATAAATCTTTTGCTATAGCAAAGATCTCTATGCAAGATCATTGTTTTTTTGATCTTGTTCCCGAAGGTTTTCTAAAAGAGTTTTGCATGCTCAAGGACAAGATTACACAGCATGTTTTTGATACATATGAAAAGCCATCCAACTATGAAAACATGGTCAAGATTACAAGCCTTGTCACAGATATTAAATATCAAAAACTTAACATTGACTTGTCTGTCCTTAACAATGATTTGGCAGACACGCGCACTAAAGAGTTCTATAAGAAAATTCACAGAACGGAGCCTTACATAAAATATAATCCCTTCGGCACAAAAACAGGCAGACTTACAACGCAGAAACATTCTTTCCCCATTTTAACTATGGATAAGAAATTTAGAAAGATTCTCAAACCAACCAATGACTGGTTTGTTGAATTGGACTACAATGCAGCAGAACTAAGAGTTCTTTTGGGATTGCTTGGGGAGAAGCAGCCCCCGATAGATTTGCACGAATATAATGCTCTTGAGTTGTTTGGCGGCGATATAACCCGAGATGAAGCCAAAAAGCGCATCTTTTCATGGCTTTATAACCCAAATGCCAAGGATGAAGTTCTTTCTAAACTTTATGACCGAGAAGCTATAAAAAAAGAATACTGGGATGGCGCAGAGGTAGACACAACATATCATCGCAAAATTCCATCTGATGAATATCATGCCCTCAACTACATAATTCAAAGTACTTGTAGTGATTTGATTCTTGATAAAGCTATTGTCATTTCGGAAATGCTTGAGGGAAAGAAAACTAAAATAGCATTTATCATTCACGATAGCATTGTGTTAGACTATGCTGACGAAGATGGTGACTTTATTAACGATGTGTACTGGGAGTTCATGGACACTCCTTTCGGCAGGTTCAGGACTAATGCGGCTGGCGGAAGAAATTTTGGAGAGATGAAAGACTTATGGATATACTAATAGGACTTGGCAGTGTTGGATATAAATTAACAAAAGCATTTTCCAAGCACCCACAATATAAGATAACCACAATAGACCACGAGCCTGATGCAACAATCCGTGTTCCGAAGGAAGAGCACCCAGAAAAGTACGAAGAAAAATTCCCAGACATCAGCAATCACTTAGCAAATGTAAGCGGTGATATCTTGTTTGTTGTGTCTGGAGCTAGCATTATATCTGGGGCATCTCTGAGAATCTTGCAGCAACTCCATGGCAGGGGCGATGTGAGTGTGCTTTATATCCACCCAGATGTCGATACGCTTTCTGAAACCCGCCGCCTCCAAACAAATCTAGTCTTCGGCGCTCTCCAGCAATATGCCAGATCTGGCGTTTTTAAGCAGTTTTACGCTATTGATAACCAGCAGATAGATAAAATCTTGGGTGGAGCACCAATCATGGGATATTACGATAGTTTAAACGAGGTTATTGTTGCAACCATCCACATGATAAATGTGTTCAGCCACACTGAGCCAGTAGTGGGAACATTATCTAGCCCAAAAGAAACCTGCCGCATTTCAACTTTTGGCATATTAAATCCAGAAACAGGTGAGGAGAGCCCATTTTTTTCTCTTGACAATGTAAAAGAAAAGCGCTATTATTACGCCATTCCTGAAACGGAACTAAAAACTGATAAGACTTTGATGAATAAGATTATGACACAGGTAAAAGATACACCACAAGAAAAAGATACAAAAGTATCTTATGGTGTGTTTTCTACGCAATACTCAGACAAGTATGCTTATTTTATCGCAAGCACATCAGAAATACAAGATAAAAAAAGTTCTTGACTTTTGTTTTTAGATAACCTATAGTGTGTGTATAACTTTTAGAAGGAGAAAAAATGGCTATCAATCTTGATAAAATGAAACAAAAACTTGCTGCTGCTCAAGGGAAGGGTGGGAAGAAGTCTGACTTCTGGCGTCCACAAGATGGCGAGAATGTAATTCGTATTCTCCCATCACCAGACGAAGATCCTTTCAAGGAGCATCACTTCCACTATAATCTGGGAGCCAACTCTGGTTTCCTTTGTCCGAAGCGCAACTTTGGGGACGATTGCCCTGTTTGTAACTTTGCGACCAAACTCTTTAATGAGGGGTCGCAAGAAAGCATACAGCAAGCAAAAACCCTCTTTGCTCGCCAGCG